CCGCCCTTTCTGATGCCCTGGAAAAACGGGGGCTGACACCGGGCGGGAGGGTGCAGAAGGCGGTGGACGAAGCGGTGATCCGCTATTGTGACCCCAAGGTGCCATTCCGCACCGGCACCCTCAAGCACAGCGCCATCACGGCAAGCGCCATCGGGGACGGCATGATCGTGTACGCCACGCCCTATGCGCGCTACCTGTACTACGGCGAGGTGTACGGCCCCAACATTCCCATCTTTGAGGGCGGAGAACTGGCAGGCTTTTTCAGCCCGCCCCACAAGTACCCCACCGGCCGCCCGCTGACCTACAACGGCGCGCCGGATCGGGGCGCTTATTGGTTTGAGCGGGCCATGGCCGAACACAAGGATGACGTCATCCGCGAAGCCGCCGCCCTGGCAGGAGGAAGACCCGGAAGATGAACGTACTGGATGCCACCCGCGCCTGGATGCGTGCACAGTGCCCCCTGATCAACAGGCAGGACCTGTTCAACGCCAACTACCTGGGCGCAGAGCCGACCGAATACACCCTGCGCACGGCCAGCGAGAGCCACCGCACCGACGTGCTGGGGTATGACCTGGCCGAATACAACCTGACATTTGTGGCACAGCTGCCATTTGGACGGGAACTGAAGCCCAACCTGGACGCTGCTGATTTTTTCGCCGCGCTCTCCGCCTGGATTCGCGGGCAGGAGCGCACCCACAACTACCCCGCTGTCAGCGGGTACCGCGTGACCAAAATCACGGCATCCAACGCCGGTGTGCCCACCGGGGCGGATGCCAACGCGGCCCGCTATCAATTACAAATCAAACTCTATCTTGAGGAGGAATAACCATGGCAGAAGCTGCTATCAACCTGACCGCCGGCCAAAAAGCTGACCGCAAACTGGACATGATCTTTGTGGACGTCGGCGGTTCCGGTACTGAGACCTGGGAACTGCTGGGCCGCGGCGTTGAGGACGCAAGCGTGGAATACAACCACGACACCGACACCGTGACCGACATCCTGGGCATTACGGACGTGAACGTGAGCGCCGCAAAGCCGGAGCTTGACCTGGACCCCTGCACCATCCGCGGCGGCCAGAAGCTGAGCGCCAAGCTGCTGGACATTGAGCGCCGCAACGCCGTAAGCGAGCTGAGCATGTTCGATGTGCTACACGTCCACTGCTTCCTGGGGGCTGCTTCCGGCTCCTTCACGGCGGAAAAGCACACCGGCTGCACCATCGTGCCCCAGAGCCTGGGCGGCTCCGATTACGTCGGCATGCCGATGAACGTACACCTGTCCAACAACAAAACGCTGGGCACCTGCACCATTGCGGCCGGCGTGCCCACCTTCACGGAGGAATAAACAATGGAGCTGAACATTGACCGCGGCTTAAAAAGCTATGACGTCAAGGATGCGGACGGCACCCTGATCGGCACCATCCGCTTCAATCCCTCTGACATCGGCCTGGCCGGCCGCATGGAGGAAGCCCGCGCCAAGATTGCCGAAATTACGGCCGCGCCCGTGACCGGCCCCGAGGATCTGGTGGAGTGGGACAGGCAGGTGCGCCACTGGTTTGATTACATCTTCGGCACGCCGGTATCGGATGTATTCTTTGCCGGGGTATCCAGTCTGGCTTTCTGCGAGGACGGCAGCCTGGTGGCCGAAGCCGTGCTGGATGCCGTCACCCCGATGCTGACCCAGGCGGTGGAAGCCGCCGCTAAGGCCAGCGCGGCCCGCATTGCCAAACACGCGGACGCTTATCAGGGCAGCACCGCTGGGCTGGCCCCGGAGCAGCAGTGAGCGGCTGGAAGCTGCCCACCAGCGTGACGGTATGCGGGCAGGAGTTTGCCATCCGCAGCGACTACCGCGCCGTGCTGGATGCCATCTCCGCCCTGCGTGACCCGGAGCTGAGCCCGCAGGAACAGACCCTTGCCTGCCTGGAGATCCTGTACCCGGATTGGAAGCGCCTGCCGGACCTGAGTGCAGCAGCCCAGGCGGCCATGGTGTTTATCAACTGCGGCAAGCCGGTGGAAGCCGCCGTGCCAAAGCCCGCCCTTGTGGACTGGGACACCGACGCCGCCATCATGGCACCGGCAGTGGACAAAGTTCTGGGCTACAGCTGCCGCCGCTGCGCCTACCTGCACTGGTGGGAGTTCATCGGGGCATTTGGCTGCATCGGGAACGGCCAGTTTGCGCAGGTCGTCTCCATCCGCAATAAGCGCCTGCACGGCAAAAAGCTGGACAAAGCCGAGCAGGAATTTGTGCGCAACAATCCCGATCTGGTCACCCTGCCCAAACACAAGCTGACCAGCGCGGATGAAGAATTTTTCAAAAGTCTGGGGGTGTAATTTTTGGCTGATGGGTCGATCATTCTGGATACCAGAATCAACAATAAAGGCGCCTATGCCGAGCTGAAAGAGCTGCAGGCCAAGGCCAAGAGCACCGCCCAGCAGGTTGCTGCGCTGGACAAGCAACTGGCGCAGGCAGGTGCCAAGCATACCAGCCTGGGCGATGATCTCAAGCGTGCCCGGCAGGAAGCCGCCGAAACCGCGCGCGAACTGCAAAAATTAAACACTACCATGGACTTGCAGCACCAAAAGAATGGGCTGGATTTCTCCCCTGCTGACGTTAAACGCAGTGATAAGCTGCGGGCCACGTTGGATCTGCAGCAGCAAAAAATTGGCGCGATGTCCAAGGAATATCGTGACCAGGTTCCCATGCTTGAAAAGCTGCAAGAAGAGCACGATGCCCTTTTGCAGCAAATGGATACCGAAAACCTAGCGGTTGAGCATCAATCCCGGCGCATTGAATCCCTGTTAGGCCGACAAATTGCCGCATCGCGCGCAGTTCAGGGCGTAAAAAACGCCGTTCGTCTTTCGGCTGCAGCGATTCAACAGCCCTTCAAAGCAATTCAGGCCAGGTTGTCCGCCATGACAAAGGGCATGGGGCGGTTTTCCCGCCGCATTGCCGGACTTGCTTCCAGTGCTCTAATTTTCAACTTGCTCTCGTCTGGTCTGCGCCAGATGACCAGCTACATGGGCACTGCCCTGCTTTCCAGCGCATCCCTGCGTCAGGCCCTGGGCAACCTGCAAGGTGCTGCGGCTACTGCTGCCGCACCGTTAATTCAAGTTCTGACCCCCGCCCTGACCGCGCTGGCAAATGCGGCAGCAACTGTGTTCGCGTATTTGGCCAAGCTGGTGGCGTTCCTGACCGGCAAGACGGTATCCTCCGCCAAGGCCGCGGCCAAGGGCATGAGCGGAACATCCAAGGCAGCGAAAGATGCTGCAAAGAGCCTGGCCGGGTTTGATGAAATCGAACGGTTAGATGCCAAGACAGGGAGCAGCGGCGGCAGTTCGGGCGCCAGCAGCATCACCCCCAACTATAACTTTGACGCAAAAAGCCCGTTCCTGGATTCCGTGCTGGCCGCCATCGAGGCAGGCGAATGGAACCAGGTCGGGCAGCTTTTCGCCCAAAAGCTGAATGAAGCCATGGCGGCGATCCCCTGGCCGGATATCCAGGACAAGGCCCAGACCTGGGCCGCAAACATTGCGGATACCCTCAACGGCTTTATCGCCCGGCTGGACTGGCGGCTGGTTGGTTCTACCCTGGCACAGGGGCTTAACACGGCACTGATCTTTGCGGACACCTTAGTGCAGGGTATCCACTGGGATACCCTGGGCAATGGCATCGGCAATGGGATGAACCAGTGCGTGGAAGAACTGGACTGGGAAGCCCTTGGCCGCTTGATGATTGCCAAGTGGAAGATCGTCTTCGAGACACTGCACGGTTTTATCCAAACCTTTGATTTTAGTGCGCTGGGGGACGCATTCGCCCGCGCGACCATGGCCGCCATCAATAATATTGACTGGCCCCAGGCTGCCGCAGACCTTGTATCCGGTGCGGCGGGGCTGCTGGAATCTCTGGCACACTGGATCGATGGGCTGGATTGGCAGCAGATCGGCAGCACGATTGCCGAATGCATTACCAATATCGACTATGCCGAACTTGCGCAGGCAATTCTGGATTTGCTGTCCGCCGCCGTCACGGGGCTGGCAGATGGGCTTTCAGCCCTTGCTGGGCATCTTGTCGGTGATTTTATCCAGGGCATAAAGCAGTGGTTTGATGACGTCCAGACCCAGGCAGCGGTTGCCGGATACGGTGACGACGTTGCTCAGTACCTGTTCGATGGTTTTATCGACGGCCTGGAAGCACTCTGGAACGGCATCGGGCAGTGGATCTATGATCACATTTTCACGCCGTTCAAAAACGGTATTTGCGAAGCATTCGGCATCCACTCCCCCAGCACCGAAGCCAAATCCTGGGGTTCCTACATCTCGCAGGGACTTCTGGACGGTCTGGCCAGCAAGTGGGAGAACATCACCGGCTGGCTGCGTGACCTCAAGCAGAATTTTGTAGACGCATGGGATAACATCCGCGCTAAAACTACTGAGACATTCAATTCCCTTGGGCAGACGATTTCTGACATCTGGAACGGCATCACCAGTACCATCAAGACCGCCGTCAATGGCATCATCGGCTTCATCAACCGGATGATCTCCGCCGTTGTCACCGGCATCAATGCGGTCATCAACGCGCTGAACGGGTTGTCGTTCGACCTGCCGGACATATTCGGCGGCGGGCATGTCGGGTTTAATATCAGCACCCTGACCGCCCCGCAAATTCCCTACCTGGCGCAGGGCGCGGTTATTCCGGCGAACCGGGAGTTCCTGGCTGTACTGGGTGACCAGAGACACGGCACCAACGTAGAAGCTCCGCTGGACACCATCAAGCAGGCTGTGGCCGAAGTCATGGAAGATTTGCAGGCAGGCCAGATGGCGGGCTTTGAAGCCGTTGTGGCCGTGCTGCGGGAGATCCTCTCCGCCGTGTACGGCATCGAGCTGACCGACGAGGACGTAGGCCGCGCCGTACAGCGCTGGCAGCACAAACAGCTGATTGCCACGGGAGGTGTGTAACGTGACCCTGACCAATCTGTTCCAG